ATGAGCCCCATCGAGGGCGAGGACGCCAACGACCTGCACCAGCGCGCCGGGGTGCTGGCAGTGCGCCAACTGTTGATGCAGGTGCGCCTGCAACGCAAAGGGGGTTGAGATGGCCGTGAAGCGTGATGAAGTAGTGCCAGAGGACTTGGTGGCCCACCTGCAAAAGACTATCCCCGGCTTCAGGCACGAGGCGCAGCACCACCAGATAGCCCTCGCCAGGATGGTGTGGTTGGGTTCAAGCAAGCGCAGGCAGCACGATTGCCTTGATGGCGCAATGAGCTTTTATTGCCGAGAGCTGGAAGAAGCCTTTGGCCGTGGGGGGTTCAAGGCGATCAACGACCGACTTGGTTTTTTCACCGACAGCGGGCAATGGTTTCATGGCGCGGGCCTGACCAAGGGGTATTGGTTCAGCGGCTTGGTGAAGGCCAGCCGTGATGCCTACCTTGCCAGGCGGTGGCGCAAAGTGACGCGGCTGTTGATGGCCGATGGTGTGCCCCTGGGGACGATTCCAGCAGCAGTGGCATCCAGGGACATGAACAACATCACCACGACCGCATGGAAAAGCGCAAAGCAGTTGAATCTGGTGCGCGTTGACCTCGACTCACTCAACCGGCTGCGGGCATGGCTGGCCCGAGTGCTGGACGATTACGACCATGGGCGGGTGCCACACGATCTGGTGACGCAGTTCCCGCCCCGGGTCGCTATCGAGCGGCTGGCCCACATGACGGCCCAGGTGATTCGATTGGCAAAGACCGACGTTGCAGGCAATGGCTACATCGCGCACCACTATGTTCAGGCCACCAGTGGCCGCCTGTACGCCAAGGGCATCAACCTGCAAACAGCGCCCGGCCTGGTCAAGCAGGCAGCGCTGGCCGGATTGTGGGAATACGACTTCGCCAATTGCCATTTCGCCATCATTGCCCAGATGGCCCGGGAGCATGGCCACCAGTGCAGCGCCATTGCCCGCTACCTGGCCGACAAGGCGGCTACCCGTTGGGCTATTGCAGCGCAGGCGGGCATCACAGAAGCGCAGGCCAAAGTGTGTTTGCTGGCCGTCATGTATGGGGCGAGAGCTTCTGAGTGGCATGAAAACGCTATCCCTGAAGCCATCGGGCAGGAGGCGGCAGCGAGGCTTTTCAAAGTGGCTCAGTTCAAGGCTATCAGCACCGACGTTGCGCAGGCACGCCACGCCATTCTCAAGGGCTGGAAGCATCGCACCAGCAATGGCCGCCTGACCAACGCTTTCGGTAAATCCATCGACGGTAAGGCCAAACCCGCCGAGAAGATGGCGCACCTGCTGCAAGGGGTTGAAGCCCGGGCCCTGAAAGCGGCCATCGACCTGCACCCCAGCGAGATTGTTTTGGTGCAACACGATGGTTTTGCAGCTACCGCCCAACTCAAAGAGCAGGCCATTACTGAGGCAGTTTTTAAGGCCACTGGATACCGGCTGGAGCTGGAGAAAAAGCAGATTCAGGTAAGCCCTGACGCCTACTTTTTGAAATCGAGAATGCAAAGTGAAATCGGCCCGCAGCCCGCGCCAGTGCTGGGTTTGCGCGATTCGCTTGCACATTAATAGTGCCTCTTGCTACATGCCTCCCTGCCCCCCCCTGCCTTCATTCCATCCCTGACCAACCACCCCTGAAAAAAACCTGTACCCAAATGCGCGCACACCTGCCACCGGCACCGCCAGCACCGCCTCGACCTGCGCCAGATACGCCATCAGTCAAGCAAATGTCGCCCACCTGGCTGGACGTGGCGCAGCCCTGGCGCGCGGCAGACGCTGCTTACCTGGCGCACTGGGGGCAGTGCCCCGCCTGCAAGGCCGCTGCCACCGGCCACGCCGACCGCTGCGCCACCGGCCAGCACCTGCACCACACCTACCTGGCCGCGCTGGCCACCACCTGAAAGAACACCATGACCGACACCCAACCCCGCACCCACCACCTGGCCGACGCCTCGCCCGAGTTCCTGGCCGCCGTGGACGAACTCACGCGCACCGTAGAAGCGCTGGGGCACGAGCACCCCCAGGCCAAGCGCGCCATGCAGCGGGCAATGGCGCTGGCGCCGCGCACCTTGCGGGACGAGATCACCCGGATGGCCGAGAGCACGGGCCTGCTGCCCAAGCCTGACGGCTACACGGAGGACGGCCAGCCCGTGGTCAGCCTGGAGGCCGTGGCCGCCCAGTTGGGCATGACCTTGGAAGAAGCCCAGGCGCACATGGATGCGATGTTGGCCGAGCTGGAGGCCGCAGGCGTGTCCATGCCGACCATCGATCCGGTCTGTGTTCACCGTGTGCAGTGAGGTGCCCAGCATGACCACCACCACACCGCCCCCGCTGCGCGCCCAGGTGCTGGCGCTGCGCCGCACGCAATCGGCCCGCGCCGTGGCCCAGGCCCTGAACATCCCCTTGGGCACGGTCAAGGCCATCAGCAGCCGCGCAGGCATCACGCGCGACAACACCACGCTGCGCGCGTTCTTCCGGCTGCCCGAGATCGTGGCCAGCGCCTGCACCGCACTGCAACCCCCGGTTGCACCGCCCCAGCCCGTGGCCGTCACGGGGAACAAGGACTTGGATGCTGTGTTGTGGCTGCGCCAGGTCGTGCAGACGGGGGATGGCGCCCTGATCGACAAGGCCATGCAGGCTGCCGAGCGCATCAAGACCCCGGCCAAAGAGCTGGAAAAACGCTACGGGGAATTCCTCATGCGCGAGAGTGGCGGCAACACCATGCGCGCCGTGTTTGGCAGCATGGGCTTTGCCGACCTCAAGGGGCTGGCCGAGCGCACACTGGACAAGCAGGCCCGCAAGCGCGAGGCGCTGGCCCGGTTTGGCAGTGAGCAGGCGGTGTTTGCCGAAAACGTGCAGGAGCGGTTTTGCGTGGATGCGCTGGCGCTGGTGCCGGTGGTCACCAAGGGCTGGCGCGAGTACGACCCAGCCCAGGCCAATGCCGCCTTTGCCCAGCACCAGGACATGGCCCCGCACACCCTGGCCGACTGCCTGCACGAGCTGGAATTCTGGGATGCGCTCTACCACCTGCGGAACGGCTGGGACAACGCGGGGGATGACCTGCCCGAGGTCAGTGCCCGGCGCCACTACATCGAGGCCCACTGCCTGGCCAGCATCCGGCCCAAGACTCGCGACGAGGCCAAGGCCGTGCTGCGCTTCATGGCCGCGCACGAGATGTTCGACCGCAACGAGACGGTTGCCGTGCTGGAGAGCCTGGTGGGGTAGAACGATGCAACCCGGGGTTGCGGGTTAGGTGCGTCAGTGGGCGGCTTTCGGCCAAGACCGGACGTCGCACGACCGAGACCAATGACGCGTCAAGGCTAGTCTGCTGCCAGTCGGGCTTAGCGGATGAGCGACAGTTGTTGACGAGGGCATTCAGGTGCTGCCACTCTGACTAGTGTTCAGCACGTTCTGTGTTCCTAGGAAATCAGGGAACTGGAATGAGATAGTCACGGGCTGGACGCGCCCCCAGCCAAGTGTCCAGGCCGGACGCGTCTGCGCGGCACTCGCTGAGCGCTTGAGCAGCCTGCGCCCGCCATGCTAAATCTCCCGGCTCTTGGAAGTCCCGACGCAGGCTCCGAATGACCACCAGTGCTTCTTCGGCCCATCGACGAAAGTCCTCCAGGTCCCAGTGAGCAACCTTCCCCAAATGCGGGATGGCACCTTCCTTGGCTTTCTTAGCTGGCGTGATAAGCACGGGCCGGATGACCGCACCGACCGATGCAGGGACATGTTCGCGCAGCCAGTCCGGGTGGGAACCTGCTTGTCTTGCCTTAGTCGCGTCGATGACGGATGTCTCGCCCTTGGCATTGGCATGATCCTCAAAGACAAAGGCGATGTCGCCGATAATCCACCACGGATCGGGCGACGCATCGTCCTCGCGTTTGCCGGCGGTGAAGCCCAAGTGTTCGCCCAACAGGACTTGGGCCTGCTCGAAGGACTTCCCTTCGCTCAGGCCTTCGCGGATCTTGCTCTCCCGAGCCGAGAAGGCCCTGTTGTGTAATGTGCCCAGCTTGACTAGGTGCGCTTCGAGCTGTTCGACCTGTAGCAGCAGAGTACCGTGCCTGACCTCCTCTGGCGTCGGTTCAGCAGCGACGCCTCCCCGCGAGAGGCCGATGAGCCAGGGAATGCCAGCTGCCGCGTCCTTCGCCTTACGGTACTGTGAGCGCGCGTGCGTGTCGAATCCTACCTCGCCTGCCACTGCGGCTGCCTCTGCAGAGGTTCCGGCCAAGTAGTGCCAAAGCGCTCGATAGCCGCGCAAGGCAGCGTCAGTCAAGCCGCCCAGAACTTCCCGAGCCGCGTCGTAGGCCTTCGCGTAATCCTCGTTCCACATAGCCGTCTGCCACGCGATTTCATGAGCTACGACGCCCTCAAGCTGATCCATAGCCGGAAACTTCGCCTGCATCGCGGCTTCCCGCGCGTCCAGAATGCTCTGATTGGCCTCCTCCCAGGCATCATCGTGGTCTAGGAAGATGCTGAAGTTGTCCAGCAGATCCTTCTGCTGAACCTTGGTGGACTGATCTACCCCGAACTCCAGCTCCGCCTGCAGTTCTGGGTGGAAGAAGGCGCGGCGCTTGCGATCCGTCAGGTAGGCCGGTAATTCGTCCCCGGTAATCACGACTGCGGAGTAGTCGTTGAGGCCGCGCGTACAGCGTCCTATCGCCTGGAGCACGCGCGTCTGGATACGCTCGTTAAACAGCAGGCTCGCACCCATGCGGTTGATCAGGAAGCGTTCCTGCAAATTTGTAGTCCTAGAGAGTCCCTCGACAAACAGCAGCCGGCAGTCGTCGTCCGGGAAGTCAATCCCGTCATAGCGGTTGGCGATGACCGCTACGGCTTTATCAGTCTGGATGAACTCGGCCTTACTGACCTCCAAATCTGCTGCCGTGAACACAGGGTACTTCAACTGCTCCATCACATCCTTGATCACCGCGTCGGCATCGGGCGTGCTGGGCGTTAGCACAAGGCTGCGTCCGGCCCTGCGCATCAGCTCTCGGCGCAACTGCAACGTCTCGTCTTCGGCAAGCGACTTTTCGGGGAACAGGAAGAAGCGTCGCCCGATTCCTTGGCGGTCCCAACCTTCGGGGATTGGCAAACGCTTGATGCGTGGCCGTCCCGTCAGGCGCTCCAGGTCACCGCCAGCCCCCAAGGTGGCGGACATGAAGATTCGCTGCTTGGCGCCTACGAAGGGACCGTGCGACCAGGTAGGCGGAATCAGCGGGCGCAGCATGATTTCGCTAGAGGACACATACAGCTGACAAGCATGGAGATGGCTTGACAGCATGCGCCAAGGATAGCGGTGATCCGTGTCGTCAACGTTGGCTGTGATCGTTGCCCGCAGCTCGGCAGAGATCTCGGTCAACTGATGACTCGGGATCATGTCGACCCAGCCCACATCGTCAATGCCTCTCCAATCGCCGGTGAGACGGGCGTGGTTGTGAGCTGGCAGAACAGTCTTAAGCACACCGGCCATTGCCTTGAACAAGGCGTCGTCAGCCGCTTCGAACCGGCTGACGCGCAGCGTCCACTGGCTCGCCATGTAGTTCTCAGCTGCGTGTGCATCATCTACGATGATGATGTCCGGGCTGTCGAAGAAAGGATTAGTGTTGAAGAGACTGTTGTATGTGGTCACGGCCACGCGTTCGCCGTCCTGATAGGCGGTCTTGGCCTCGGGTGTGTAATGCTTGACCCTGCCGGTGAATGGCTCAACGGTCAGGCCGTACTTTGCCGTCGCCTCTTCCGCGACTTGGTGGACAAGTTGTCGCGTAGGACACAGGTAGACGACCCGCTCGCGGAACTTGCGCCTCCGCCACTCAGCAAGCAACAGTCCTACTAGCGTCTTGCCACTGCCGGTGGGCAACTGCAAAGCAACGTCCGGTGCGTCTAACGCTTGTCCGACGTAGTTGCGCAACACTTGGCCTTGGTGGTCAAACAGGCTAGCGTGCTTGCGTCGAGGCAGGTCGCGAAACAGGCGGTCCGGGCTTTCCGGGACGGCAGTATGCGTTGTCGGTTTCTTGAAAGCCATTGGTGCTTGGTCTCCTGTTTGTGTGAATTGCCCAATGCGGGGGGACGATGATGCGATGTAGTGACTGCGGCATCCCACTTAGGCTGTATTTGCCTCCAATCTGGGACAGCTGGGCAACACGGCGGCGGACAGACTGTATCCGCATCCCTGCTGGAGAGCACAAACCGGAGTGACGGTAAGACACCTGAGCCTGAACATCGAACGCGGAACCGTTGATGACTGCAACCGCCATAAACCGGCCGATCAAAGGGCAAACTTACCCTTCCGCTTTGGGTCGATTCCAGTCGGCCATGCCGTTGTGCATCAATGCCACTGCGGTGGCCCAACAATCTTGGCTGGATTTCAAATCTGACCATGACCGACCCGGCCCCAGCGCCGGGTTTTTGCTTTCGGCGCGCGGCTCAACTTCCGCCAGTGGTGGGAGTCAGGTTCCCGCAGGCCGTGGGACTGGCCCTGCACCATGCCCTGCTGCGATGGTCACGGCAGAACCCAACAAAACCCTACATTCCATCGGCCAGTTTTCAAGGGCGGGGATGGAGCCGAAAGCAGCGCGCGCACTTGTCAAAACTTTACACTCCTGGAGTGCGCACCGGGCTGATGCGCCAGCACCGCTATGGGGTTATGCCAAACAGCCGTGCCCCGTGACCATCCGGGCATGAGCACCGCCAGCACCACCACCGCAATCTATGAAGCCGCCCAGGAGCTGCACGCCATGGGCACAGAAATCACCCGCCACACGATTGCTGAATTGACCCAGCTACCGATGGTTGTCGTGGATGACCGATTGCGGGCGCTGGCCGAGGATGGCCGCATCAAGCGCCTGGTGCGCGGGGTGTATGCCGTGGTCAAGCAGTACCCGCCGACCCGCCCCATGAGCAAGACTGTGCTGGCAGACGGCTTTGTGAAGATCGAAATCGGCGATGAAGTCCTGACCCTGACGCCCAAGGAGGACAGGGTGTTGGGGGGGCTGATGGCCGGGTCGGCTTTTGTCGCCGCCAGCACCGCCCATGAGGCACGACTGGCCGATGCGCTGGCGAGACTGCAACTGCCCGTAGGCACACAACTCTGAGCGCAAGACTTTGCCCACCAGCCCGGCCCCTGCGCCGGGATTTTGCTTTGTGGGCAATGGCATCCACGCAATCGGGCTTTTGCTGGCCAGTGGTGGGCGCACAAAAAAGCCTCCTGAATCCGAGAGTGTCCAGTGTTGATGTCAAAGAGCATCCGAACGGTCTGGCTCAACAAACTCAGGAGGCATCACCAATGTATCGCAGAAGTGGTGTTTCCACGGAAACCTGTCAAAACCTTACCTTTGAGGCGGTACGCACTGGGGTGGTACGCAAGCTGGTACGCACGGAATCGGGGGCGCTGGCGCAGGTTAGCGCTGGCAGGTTAGCGCCGTGGTTAGCGCCGTGGTTAGCGCGTAAACCAGGTGTTGGTAAACAGCGGGGTAAACAAGAAATCGGGTGTTAAGACGATGCAGGCGTGGTGTGAAATTCAGCCGCGCAGATGGCGTTTATCAAACCCAGACCGAAGCGTTCAAGCGCTGGTTTGGCGACTGGCAGAATGCGGCAAATGACCAAACAACAAGTTCCGTTCAACCAGCTGACGCCGGAGATTGAGGCCAATCTGGACGAGCGTGGGGACTGGAGAGTGGTGCCGGAGAACCAAAAGCCTGGCTACACGGAATCACCAGCGACACCATTGAGCGAAACGGGAGAGAACCAGATTTCGCCGCCTTGGCTGTCACGGAAGATGCTTTGCCTGACACCATTCGTGGCCCCGTGGCAGGAGTCTGAGCCGCCACCGGAACGCAAGGACTGATGCTGGCGCTGGATCGCGCGCAAAGGATGCGCCGCCGCTGGCACGTCTATGGACACTGCCAGCCATTACGCCAAGGGTGACACAGCTCGCCTTGGCAGCGGCACAAAAGAAAAAGCCCAGGATTCCTATGGGCGTCCTGACCAGCAAGCCGGTTCAAGTGTCGCCCCTATCGCTGGGCTTTCCGACTTTATACACCGTGCTGCTGGCAAATGCTGGCACGTCGGCTGAACTTTCAGCCCTCGATGGCAAGGGGCTGGATTTCAAGTCTGACCCCTTGGCGAGGTTGTCGCCAACTGCCGTGCCGACTTCGAGCAACTGGGGGGTTGTCCGGTTTCAAACCGAGAAACCCATGCCCAGCACAGTGCGCCGACTGCTGGCGCTGGTTTCGTTGCGGTGACGAAATGCCACTGCCCGGCCACCACGGCCACCGGCACCACCAACGCCCGCCCGGCACCGCGTTGGATTGACGACACAAGGGGGTCACTTTTCTTTTTGTTGGTATTTTTGTTGGCACTTTTGCAATTTTTATACTTTTTTCATAGGAGAGTTCAATTCCCCCCGGCCCACCACACAAGACAACGCCAGACAATGAGAGCCCCTCTAGTCTGGCGTTTTTCTTTGCTCTTTCGTTGCCTGGGCTTGCCCTGAGATTCACACGAAAATCACACCAGATTCACACCGGCCTGATTTCAGCATCGTGCGCTGTCAGGCGGTAGCCGCGCCCACTGGCAGGTCGCCTGCTTGGAGTGCAGCAGGTGGCCCTCCAGCTCTCTGAATGCTGACGATGCGACGCTCCTTGAGCGCTGCACCACAGACTGAACCTTGCGGTTCACGCGCCTCCAGCGCAGTTCTCCTTGGATGCACCAATGGCAGAGATCGACCCTTTGCGGTCGTTTGAGCTTCTCCGCATCATGGATGCATGAGTGAAGCCAGATCAGCTATCCCCGGTACATTGCGGACAAACACCTGACCTGGCGGTCTTAGGAGGTATCAGTCATACCCGCCATACACATCCCCCTGGTCCATGTCATCATCGAACATTTGCGGTTCTCCGACCTGAACGAGTCGTGTAATTTTTGCAGAACCAAGAAGCATCCGTCCAGGCTTGTTGATTCGTATGCTCCCATCGACTGGAACCTCATACCCGTCTGAGTAGCCCGCTAACCGTACATGCCCTTCAAAATCCCACGACCAAGCGATATCGGAACAGGCATGAGTGTCAGCTGGCGTCAGCCTGCTATACAGCGTCACTACGCGGGCATCCTGTACGCTTGTGAGAGTTATTTTGCGCGGATATCCATCAAAACTTTTCCAGTAGCTCTTGCGATTCAGGCCATAGAGAAGGGACGCAATCGGACTAAGGCTTTCATGCCCGCAGTGTTCCAGTATCCGTCCAACACTCCACTCCAATGAATCATTGCAGATAGGACCGCTGGCACTACCGAAGCGCATATAAATCACGCCCTTGTCAGATGACGGCACCGCGTCCGGGTCATCAAGGATGTCCAAGAAGTCTGAAAAGTACTTAGCTGGTTCCAAGTCCACCTTAAGTGAGCGGGCTCGGGCGCGCATCGAATCAGCATCAAAAACGATGAGTTGTGCCTGGCCTAAAGCATTTGACTCGAGCTGCGTCAGCGAAGCATAAGAGTTGTGTTTCAGGCCCGCCGCGAGTAGTTCGTAGGCATGTCCCAAAGGGATAGTCACACCAACATCGGCAAGCAGTTGCTTGAGGCGAAACGCCCAGGAGGAAAAGGCTGTCATGGTTCTCTCTTTAGCTGCGGTGAGCGTTGTGCGTTTAGCGCTCATCCGCATGTAGAGCCATGAAGGTGAGTAAATTCGAGAGAAGAGAAGCCCTTTTTAAGCCGCACAAAACTTGGGCGGGCGCCCTGAACAAGGATTATGCACGCTCAGTAGACATTGGGGAACATGGCTCATGCTGACCGGAAAGGCGCTGAACGGAGCTGCTTGGACGTTTTAGTGGAATAACTGCTTGTGGCCGAAAGCGGACATACCGTACAGATTAATGTCGGCCTATCGCATCAGTCGCAGGTGTAGTGCATGCCATCAGCGCCGTGCGCAACTCGCCCTCGTAGCCCTCGCGGCGCTCGATTTCGGCCATGGCCGCCTGGGCGAACTGGTCGAGGGTGGTGGCGGCGCCGCCCAGGCTTTCGGTGGGCATCACCGGGCGCGCCGGCACCGGCTCCTTGCATTCGACTGGCACCGGCACGGCCACGCGCTGGATTTCAACGTGCTTTTTGGTCGCACAGCCCGCCAGTAAAGCGCAAGCAGCTATCAATAAAATAGCAATCTTCACGGCTGCGCCCTCCCCTTGAGCCAGTCGGCCACACGCATCTGCGCGCTTTTGCAGTCGTCGTCGGGTGCGGCTGGCGGCGTGGCCAGGATGGCGTCGGCCTTCTGGTGATGGGTGCGCGCCTGCGCTGCGGCATCGGCTCGGGCGGCCTGGGCCTCAATGGCGCGCTGGTCGGCCAGCGTGCGCAGGTCGTCGGTGGCGTCGCTGCATGCACTTGCCGCCTGGCGGGCGCTGTCACGCTGCTGCTCCATTGCGCCCAAGTCGGCACGCGCCTGGGTGGCGCCGTCGCGCTGGCCCAGGCAGGCCCAGCCCATCGCGCCATTGGCGGCAAGGCTGGCCAGCAGCGCAAGCGCCAGTCCTGCGGTCAAACGTCCCATGCCAGCCTCCAGAAAAGCCACGGGTCGCACAGCATGTAAAAGACGATCGGGTTCATGGCGTCACCCCCAGGCACACCGCGCGTTCACGCTCACGGCGCAAGGTCAGGCCACGCAGTGGCTTGCCCTGGAACTTGTCCCAGCCCAGGATCGCATCACAGGCCCCCGTGTAGTCGCCCGCAAGCAGGCGGCGCACGATGGTGGACTGGCCGCCACGCTTGAGTTCGCAGAACCCGTCCTTCACGCCGGCCTTTCCCGGCCCAACGTTGTAAGCCAGGCTCACAAAGGCATCGAACTCCCGCTGGTACATCGGCACCGGGGCGCAGCGGCGCACGATGCGCTCTGCTTCGGCAGCATCACGCTGCAACAGGATCAGGCCACGCACCGGCTCGATGCGCTCGCCCTCCTTCATCGGCCCGCTTTCGCTGCGCGTGCTACCAAATCCACCGGTGGGAACATCGCCAGGCACTGGTGGCCGTGCCACGGGCACCCAGCCCTCAGACACGGCCATACCAATCAGCCCAGCCGCCGACAGCACGAGCGTGGCGGCGGCGGTGCGGATGAGCGCGCTCATTCGTCAGCCTCCACCGACCCCAAATCAGCGGGCTGCGTGCGCGAGCGATCCATCTCTCGCTGGAGCAGCTTGCGGCGCATGCGCTTCATCGGCAGCTCGTGCGCTAGGTAGCCATAGAGCTGGACACCCAGCCAGGTGGCCGACAGCACGCCGACAATGAGATTGACCAGGCCAAGGAAGGAGCCAATCCCCAGGGCCGCCGCAAGCCAGTTGATGACCGCTTTGGCGATCGGGGCATGGTCGGCCCGCAGGAGTTCGTCTTTCATGGCCCGGATGATTCCGGGGATGTTGGGGGGCGTCGAACCCTATACGGGGGACGCTACTCTGGCGTCACAGTTCGATCTTGGAGGCGGCCAAAAAAAGCGCATCAAGCTGCTCGCCGGTCAGACCCAGCGCCGTGGCAGCGGCGTTGAAGAATGGCGAGCTACGACGCCACTCCTGCGTGTCGTGCAAGGCTACTTCAGCCAGGGCGCGTTCCGTAGGGTCAGGGATTGACGCAACGAAGGACATTACCCCCGACCACAGGCCCGCAGTGATGAGCGCAGCCTTACCTTGGGCACGGGTGACGCTTTCCGGCGCTGTGGGGGGAGGCAGTGGTCGAACCTGGAATGTCGTCTCCCAGCGCTGAAGCTCGGCGTTGTATGCGCAGCCTGTCGATTCCAGCACCTGCGTAGATGGGTCGTAGTCGGGTACCACGGGCGTGACGGGGTAAACGCCGTACTCGGCCAGGGTTTCCTCGTCAGGGTATTCCGGGAAACTGACGTGCGCATTGTCACTGCGCAACTGGGCCAGCGTGTACGGGAAGCGCTCGGACGGCGCATGGGTGTATTGCTGCTGCACGGTCATCCTCTAAGTTCAATGGCGTATGTCAGACCCGTGCCACCGCCCTGCGTGATAGTTTTCCCTACCAAAGAGGCGGCAGTATTGTTCTTCACGACAGCGACGCACTTGCCTGTCGGGTTGTTTGACGAGGAAAGTAGCTCGTAGGGGGCATCTACGGCTGTCTGGCCCGACGAGGCGAAGCCTCCAGCGACCACCAAGCTGGTGCCTCCGGTGTCTAGTCCATCGAGGTCAGGCAGTGGCAGCGTGGAGCCGAATGCGCTGGAGAGCGTGCCGCTCGCTCCTATGCCTGCAAAGCCGCGCACTGCCATCAGGTACCCGTAAGCGCCTGTCCACGTAATACTCTCTGAAGTAGCCGTGGCGACTTTGTATTGAACACGGAACGATCGAGAGCCACCCCCCAGCGAAACAATGTCCGTGTACCCGGCAAGCAAGGCAGCAGGGGTGCTAGTGCGGTTGGCGGTCATGGCGATAAGTACGTCGCCCACGCTGTGCCCAGTGATTGTGAGTGTGCGCGAGGCGTCGGCGCCCTGGTTTGTCAGGTTCACCAATCCAACAACCGTGACGGTGCCGGGAACGCGGGATGCGCACGCGCGTAGCAGTTGATGGAACAGCATCAGGCATCCCCCGGGCGCGCTGCATACAGCACCGAGCCTATCTTCCACAGCAGTATGGGTGTGTAGCCAGTGGCTTTCAGGATGGGCGGGGTGCCTCCACCCGTGATCCACACAGGTGCAAGGGCCGTCCAATTGATCGTTCTGGCCGTGCCGTCATCGACCATCAGCGAGATTGACTGACCCGACGCCCAGGTGCCCGCCGTAGGCGTGCTGTTGGCCGTGAGCGCCCAGGTTTGGATGGTGCCGTTGGATGGGGACAGCGCGGGGGCTGTCCCAGTGACTGCAAAGACCCCTTCCGTATACCCATTGGCGAGTGTCAAGCCAGAGGCAGTACCTCCGCTCGCTGCGACTTTCGTGCCGATGGCCGCCAGCAGGGCTTTCACGTCCGCACCGACGGCCTGGGCCAGCGCAGTGATGCGCGTCTGCAAAGACACGGCTTACACCTTGGCGGCGGTGTAATCGGCGGCGTAGTCGCGGTCGTAGGTGCCCAGGCCGGTGAGCAGGCCGGACACGTCCGCTGCGCTGGCGGCGCCGATGTTGGCGCGCGCCTGTGCCTGCTGCGGGCTGGTCAGCGTCTGCGCGGCGTCGAAGCGCACGCGGTTCGCAATCTCCGTGGCGATGGTAGCGGCAAAGCTCGGGTCATTGCCCAGGGCGGCTGCCAGCTCGTTGAGGGTGTCCAGCGCAGCGCCTGCGCCGCCCACCAGGTCATTCTTGACGGCAGTCTTGGCCGCCTCGATGCTGTCAAAAATCTTGTCTGCCGACCAGGTGACAGCGGTGTTGCCATTGCCTGCACCGTCATCAATGCTGGCCCCGGCGCTGCCGATCAGCGTCATCAGCTCATTGATGGCGGCCACCAGGCTGGTTTTGGTGGTGGTGTTCAGCGCAGACAGGCTTCCTTGGGCAACGGTCAGCGCCTTGACGTCAGCGCCCATGGCCTGGGCCAGGGCAACAATGCGGGTTTCGAGAGACATGGGGCGTCCTTTCAGGCCTTGGCCAGGATGTAGTAAGCAAGGGGATCGATGGCGCCCAGGCCAAGGTTGGCTTGGGCCGCCTCTTGGGTTGCGGGGTCAGCGGCAAGCTCGGACAGCCGGTTGGTCACCAGCAGCGCGCCGCCAGCATCACCAATGGCGCCGCGAGGCCCGGGTGGGCCTGGCGGGCCTTGCCTTGCTTCGCTGATGATGTCCACGCGCGGTTCAGCGCGCTCCAAGACAACAACGACTTCGCGTTCGATCAGAACGTTCGTCACGTCGTTACCTCTGGGGAAACAGTGATGGATCCTTGGATAAGCCGATCAACATGATCAGGGCCGGCGGCGTACTGAACCTCGATGTCAAATACACCTTCAGTCCATGTAATGGCCGCTGTATCGGTGGCGCCGATCCAAAGATCAATTGTCCCAGCGGGCCCGCCCAGCACGATGCCGCCACTCTCGGTGGTCAGCTCCAGCAGGATGGGCTCACCATAGTCCGCCCGCACCTGCATGCGCGCCGAACAGCCGGTGAAATCCATGGGCGTACCGCCAGGCTTCCACGTCCAGCCAGGGTTGAACGTAGCGCCTTTGATGATGCGCAGCTTGCGCTTGATGGGCTCAAACATGCCCAGCACTGTGCCCAGCGCCGGGCTGGCCGTCGAACCCTACAGGGGGGTTAGCCGGATATGTTCTGTGAGACTTGGCCAGAAATCTGTGCCGATGCAGAAACCATGGCCCAGGCGCTGGCCAGGCGCTGAGACGATGTCGTCAGGCCGACCTTCGCGGCCTCCATGCGGGCGTCATTCGTGTGCATCACGGCATCGGCGTTCACCTTCGCTGCCTGCATGGCGATGTTCTTGCCGGCCTCGTACTGAGCAATGTCCGCCCGCCACCGCTGCATGTAAGCCCCGGCCTGCGCTTCCGCGGCGCTGGCGCCAGCGCGGTACCCATCCACCATCACCGCAGATTTTTTGGCTGCGGCCTCTACCTTCGATGTCGCGGCGGCCAGGCGCGCTTTCCACCCGTCCCACTCCAACGCCTTGGCGGAGATCCGCGCGTTCAGTTTGGCGATCTCTACACGTGCTTTTTCAGCTTGTGCCCCGACTTTGGCGGAGTACGCATTACCGATCGCAGTGAACGCCTCCACCTTCACTGATTCGGCGCCGACGGTGGCCTTGTACAGCTCCGCCTTCGAGGTCTCGGCGTTGACCGTGGCCACGAATGCCTTGATCTGCTCTGCGCCGGCGCTGATGCGGGTGCGCTCCAGTTCCACCAGGGTCTGGGCGGCGCCGACACGTGCCTTGTACACGTCGACCACCGCCATCGCGCCCTCGATCTCGGCGCGGTACCGGTCCGCGAGGCTCTTGTTGATGTCCGCTTTAGCCTGTTCGGCCGTCAGCAGGGCCCTGAATACCTCCACTTTGTTCATCTCGGCCCGGATGATGGAGTCGTACGTCGAGGCGTATGTCCGGTATCCGTCCAGCAGGGCCTTGAAGTGCTCCAGGGCAGCGTTGTGCGCCGCGACGGCGCTGGCTGCGGCCGTCTTGGCAGCATCCAAGGCAAGCGCCTCGATCTTGTATGCGTCGTCCAGCAGCGCGGATTCGAGCTGCAGCGCAGCCTGGATGGCGTCCTTGACGTTCTGTTGTTCCAGCTCCGCCTGCTTGATGGCGATGTCGCGCGACAGGCCAGAGAGCTTGTCGTGGTACTCACGCCGGGCGTCGGCCAGCTGCGCTGCCATCACGCCAGACGGCAGCTGGAAGCCAAGCGCCTCGGCGCCGCGCATCACGTCGCGTTCCTTGGCCAGGGCCAGGGCGGTCTCGCGGTCGAGTGCGCGGCCCCAAATGGCCTGCTCGACCGTCGGGCTGAGTCCCGTACCGCCATGGATGCGGGCGTTCAGCGTGGCCTTCAGGCTGTCCAGCAGCTGCGATGCGTACCGCGCGCCGGGCGAGTATGTGAACGGCGCAGGCTGCATGATGGACAGCTCTGGGATGTCCTCAAGCTTGCTCAACCACTCCTCATGCAGATCTATGTTCGGGGCGTTGTGGGTCTGTATCGTGAGGAAGTCAGGGTCGTCTGGCAGCACCACATTCGGCGCGTTTGGTATATCGACGTCACGGACCTCCGGCAGCATCGGTGCTTGGCCAACGGTGATGGTCGGCGGAAGCGGGAAGCTCAGCTCTGGCATAGGGACGTCGAACTCATCTATCTGAACGTCCCCCAGGGTGTCGTTCAGTGCCGACGGGAGCCCGCCAGGCACGTCCAGATCGATGTCAGGCAGTCGAGGCAGGTCTGGTATCGGTGGCAAACTCGGTGCAGCGAGCGAACTCCACTGCACGCTGATCGTTGGGGGGGCGTAGATGCTGGCGTTCAGTGCGGTCTGGAAACTGTCGACCGCACTGGCCGCAGAATCCGCCAGGGACACTGACTTCGCGTATTTGTCCTGAACTATCGCGGCTGGGCCGCTGAGATCTGCCATGGTCTATATCCTCCGGTATTTCGCGTCTGCGGTCTGAACCTCCATGCGGTCCAGGGTGAATGGTTGCCCCTGCGGCGTGCTCAGGATGAACCCTAGGTAGTTCTCACGGATGCCGCGGCCGACCACGCACCGCGTCTGCCCGCTTACGCGAAGGGGGAAGTCGTAGCTCCAGCTGCCGGCCTTGCCGAGCACGGTCAATGTGGCCTCACCTTCGCCGAGCATGGAGAAGTACACCGAACTCAGCGCCTTCTTTAGCGTGGTCTCGCGCAGCGTGGCTGGGAGCTGGATCGATGAGGCGATGGGCAGGCCGTCGTCGGCGTCTCCGTTAAGTTCGTACAGCCCCGTGGCCGCGCCGGCATGGGTGGGGGTTATGGCGTGGAACTCGTGACGGGTGTATTCCGTCACGGCGCCGAGGAGGGTGTTGCAAACGATGGTGTTCATAGAGTCATACAGAGGTATTTGAGAGGACCTTCGCGTCGTCAGCCAGGGGCGTCCTGCTCGACGCCGGTGCCCAGCCCCACGGGCCGGTCACTTTGTTGCGCCACACCTTCGGGCTAGCTCTGTCGTCCCAGGAACATGAAAAAAACCCAGCACCGGTCTTTGGGTCCTTGGCGTAAGACACGTCAGTGGCGAAGTCCAGTACCTGCTCCAGCACTGCATGGACGTCCTTCTCGCGGAGGTATGCGTTCTGGCGTTTGCCGCTGGTGACGTCCGGGTCTGCGCCACCACGCGCCGGGATGGAGGTTAGCTCGGCCCTGAGCCCACCCATCGCGCTCCGCAGGGCTGCGAGGATCGGGGGCGGTACATCCATCTTCATGGCCTCCTTGCTGGATGGGCCGTAGAAGATCATCTCTATGCTGAGTTCGTCGGTCTGGGAACTTCTGTTTATGTAGCTCGATGGGGGGAACTTGCCGGTACCGAAGTTGGCTGCCAACATATAGACGTTGTCGTAATCCGCGCTGCCCGATGCCGCCGAGACTCGTGCGTACCCCTGCGCCGCATCCGTGGTCGTCTTTGCGGATACGCGCACTGTAGCGGCCACCCCGAACTGGCTGTCGTGTACCAGTACCCTCTCCAGGGCGTATTGGATGGTGGCCGCCGAAGAAGCAAGCTGTGCAGCCGACGCGGAACCTTCGTAGATGAATCCGTTGATCTCGCCCGTAGCCCCATACGAATACCGCGCGAACTTGGTTTCCCATCGGCCGTCCCCGTCGAAGCTATATCCGAAGTCGAGGGAGAATTCGTAGACTCTGATTGGCGGGATGCCGAACATGGTTAGCGTTGCGGCGCGCGTAGTGTTGGCACGGACGCTGCTGTTCTCGAACCTGACTGCATCCTGGTAGAGCGTTTTGTTGAACCCGTACCACCCTGTCTTGCTCCCAGCCGATATGTCGGATTTATCCTCGTACGTAATGACATCCTCACGGATCTCACCTGTGAAGTCGACATACCGGCGGAACGTGGCTGTACCTGAATAGTCGCACTCCTCCGCGTAGGTCACTAGGCGGGTGCTGTCTAGGCCGTCGATCGTGATGGTTGCTGGGGCGTTGGGTATGAATGCACCCGGGTTGCTGTACGTGGTGTATATGGTCGTGTTGTTGTTCTCATATCCCTGCGTCCAGTGGCTGAGTTTTGGTGCGCCCTCTGGGTACTTTCTGGCGACCGTCGTTGGGTGGTTTTTCACCGCGACGTCGTCGAGTCCGGCTGGGTTTTTAGCGCGCCATGCAACGACAGACTGGCGGACGTTATCCGTCTTGAACGACCACGATTCCATGTCGCTGGCGATTCGGCACGCCACGAACTTCTTCTTGTCCGAGTTCGCTGTCAGTAGGCCCCAACGGTCGCCTTCAGTCAGAGAGGGTAGCTGGTACGTCGCCCCCCAGGTTCCTGACGTGCCAGAGGTCGATGTCTCTAGCCCGTCTTTCGACAACCTCCATGAGTTTGCTTTCAGGGCGTTGCCGTCGATACTCAGTTGTTCCAGCGAACTGTCGAAGATGATGGGGTCTGATACATAGATGCCCGCAAGCTCGCGTTGTGGGCGCAGGTAGATGTTGGCCGCCATGCTGAACAGCGGGGGCGCCAGGCGTTTGTTCCCGCTAGACGTGCCTCCACCGCCCTCGACGAAGTAGCGGCCATCGACGGCCCTGTATGTCGTCCCTACACCCCCGTTGAGGGTGGGGACGCTGAGCGCCCTCCACCTCTGCTGGTCTGGGCGGGCCGGGTCGCCGTACGGAGAGAGTATCCATGTCGCGCCAGGCACAGCGACGCCTATGCCTGGCTTCACCGTGATGTCGGTAATTTGCGCTGGCCAGATCATCATCACCGTCTGCTGCGCCCCGAGGGAGACGATCTTGTACGGTGTGCCGTCCGGCAGACGGCCTTGCTCCGTGGCATTCGGCACTACGGACAGCCGACTGTGCATGCAGAAGTTCGCAAAAACCGCCTGTGCGGCCGTCAGCTGCACCGCAGTGGCCTGGGCGCCTACGACGCGAAGCGCCGGCGGGACACCGACCGGCATAGCACCCCCAGTCGGCGAGAACGCGTATGGGTTCCAGATCCCGCTCATTGCGGTACCGCGATGTACTGCGGGACGCCCTGCACCTCGCGGAACGTGGCGCTGACCTCTTTGGCGTCCGTCCGGTACCGGTCGCCAGTCAGGCTGATTGTCACGCCGCCGGCGAACCCGGCCACGATCTCGCCACCGGCGATACACAGCATGGCCAGGCCGCGACCCACGGAATTTTCGAGCTTGATTCGGTCGCCTGGCGCGTTCACGCCAGAGCCTGGCACCACAGAGCCGCGCGTGGTCGGCGTGTAGTTCAGGGCGTCCCAGGTCGCGCCGCCGAGCCAAGCCAGTTCGTGCTCGGTGCCGACGTAAATGCCATCCTCCACCGGCGCGACCATAGTGATGGTGCCGGACATCTGCTTGAAGTCGTGCCAGTCAGCGAGGTGCGGCGCCATCGGGCGACTGGCCCACAGCACGTTGCCTACCGCCGTGATGACGCGGCCTCGCCAGAACGCAGTGTGCGCGCCGACAGGAAACGCCTGGGTGCCCAGGGTGCGGCACGGCAGGACAAGGTCGGAGTTCTTACCACCCCACTCGAACGTGCTGTCGCAGGTGGAGCCAATCAGGTACGCACCTTCGCCGTCCAGGCCGCTGAGGTAGACGTTCAGTGTGTGGCCGAGCCGTACAGGCAGGCCGTCGAGGCGCAGGCCACCGTCGGTGATGGTGACGGGCTCTGAGCTGATGGCGGGGCTCTCGAATCCGTCGCGCGCCATGGTCAGGTGGTACCGGTACTGGCCTTGGGCCAGCGAGCCAAACGCGACGTCAGGTGCGCCGAGGCTGTCCGGAACGGCGATGCTGCGGGGGCGCCCGACGAATCCGTCTGTGGTGCCGTGGATCAGGCCGTTGGTGTAGGTCGTGCGCCCGTCAGGTAAGTTGCAGTACCACACACGGCTGGGGCCGAGAGCAGAGTGGATGACGTGCCGCGCACCGTCCGGGTGTATTGCCGTCAGGTCGCTGCCGCAGGTGGCCAGCATGAACCCCCGCGCTTGGTGCAGGTTCTTGTGGCACTGGTCGGATAGCAGCGTCAGGCCAGCGCGCCTGGTGATCTCCCCCGTACCGCCGATGTCGACGTCGGTCGCAGCGACGAGATCTTGCTTGCCGAGGCGGTGCTCCGGCGCGACGTTGTTGATCCCCATGAAGGACGAGAAAGTCAGCATGCAGCACCCCGGTTGATGGCGATCGGGCCGAGGCGCATCGGGAATGACTGCCGAGCGCGCACAGGCGCGTACGGCACACCGAAACCGCCCACCACCAGCGGCGCGGCACCTGCGGCATCACAAAAGCGCCACCCTACGGAGACCGTAGGTACGCCGGCGGTGGCAATGAGCATGCCTTCGATGGCGGACGCCATAACCGTGCGGACATCGCCGACGTTGGTGGGAGACGATGAGGCTGCGGCAACGACGGTCGAGGTGCGGATGGTTCCTATCAGGGCGACATCACCCCCCGCAGCACCGAACCACATACCTACTGAGAGGTCGCCGAGCAGTGTGGGCGCAGCGCCTGCGCTGGTGACTTCGATCGGGCGTAGCGAGATGGACACGTCGCCGATGTGGGTGGGGTAGGCTCCAGCGGCCTGGATGGAGATCGTCGATGGCGGTTGGGCGGCTGTCGCTGAATGGAGGCCAGAAGTCGCTGCGCCGAGGCCGCTCGGCGACACCTGGACGTCGGAGCCGACCCTCGGGGAGGGGTCTCCGATCATCGTTGGGTACGCCCCAGAACTGAACGTCTCTATGGCGGAGAGCGCTGTCCCTGCCGCCACCTCTGTGGCGGTGTACAGAGGGATGAGCGCGTTGTAGAGCCCGGCATGGGTGCCGCTCTGCACTGCCTCTACCCCCGATGGGGACACGCCCAGCGCTGTACGGGCTGGGCCGACCTCGACCGCGTCCGCCCCGACCGCGTCCATGCTGATGAACGCCTCAGCTACCCCGACGACGGGCAACGCCACGTGCCCCGGGCGTATGCGCAGCGGGCCGGACTCAGACCCGTTGATGGTGGCGCCGTTGATCAGCGGGTAGGCCATCGTCAATCCTGAACGAGGAAGCCCCGCCAGTAGAAGCGACCGCGGAACGACCCACCGGTGGCCGGGGTGTCGAGGCGGAAGGTCAGAGTGCGCGACATGCCGCCTCCGACCGTGATGGGGATGCGGTGGATATGCCCGTCAGCCGTGATCTGGGTGAGCGAGACGTTGTTCGCAAACCGTGTGGCGTCTGGGGTGGATGCCTGGTCGAGGTCGCCGATCGAAACGATCGGTTTCGTCGTGGCCGTAACGTAGTCCGCGATGAAGCCCACCTCCTCCACCACGACCAAACTACCGCTGAACGGCACGGAAATGTTGACCGGCAGACCGACTGCCACGAGTACGCCGTGCAGTTCGCCAGCGCCATCGACGAGCTGGATCGAGTGGTCGCCCCCGCTACTAAACACGAGTGGCGGCGACTCTGCCGTGTAGTCTATGGAGCCGCCATCGAACGCGTTGTACCCATACTGCTGGCCAGCCGGGGACGCTGGGAGGTACACATGCCCATGCTGGTATGTGCCGTACCCGTCCAGATCCTCGATGGTTGGGGCCACCCCCAGGTCGACGAATGCTGACACCCCCACTGCCGACGGGGACCCGCCCGTCAGGTTGACGCCATACACGGAGTCGCTCGGCGCGAAAACGCGGCCGATGTGCGGCACGGCCGACATGGAGAATCGCCCGCCAGGGATGCTCAGTACGCCCCCAGACACGACTGGCACGTTCGCTTCAGACCCCTGCATGAACGAGTCGAGGGTGGCTGCTGTCACACGGGCCTGCATGCTGGTACCTATGGGCCAGCTCATCCCCGGCGCGCCCTCGATGTTGCGCTTGACGTCGAACGCGGCAGTACCGAACTCGTGCCGTACGATCGCTACGACCTCGAACTGCCCGGGATTGGATTCGTGGGTCAGGGTGACGAGTTGGCACTCCGCATCGGTCGGGTACTGGTTGGGGTGCAGGTAGTCATCCACACCGTAACGGCCTTCGAGCGGAGCGAACTTGTCTTCCCATCCGTCAGTGGCCACGGTGATGAAGCTGGAGCTAGGGTCGTTCGGGTTGCTGGGCAGCTCTGCGGCCAGCACCGCCTCGGCGTTGTTGGAGAAGCGAAGGTTTTTCATGGCCGCCGATCAGACCTGGGTCAGGCGGAAGATCTTGGCCGCACCGTCCGACCACCGCACGGAGACGTTACTGCCGCCCGTGGTGAGCGGGAAGCCAGTGATGTCTGTGATGCGCAGCAAGAGCGGAGAGTTTGCCGGGGTGCCGGTGTCTTTGTAGATCAGGACAGACCCGAGTATCGATCCGGCGGCAAGCACGCCCAGGTCAATGTCGTCGGCGTTGAACGCGCCGTCAGTGATGCTCTTGGTCGTCAGCGTCACCGCAGTGCCGACCACGGAAGGGACGTCCGCAAGGAACCGGTGCGATGGATCGTACACATAGCTGGACGGCAGGGCCACCGCCTTCAGCGTGTCCGTCAGGAAGTTGATGCTGCCGGAGATCGCTGCTTCGCCACCCAGCGGGTAGAACGGGAGGCCGAGCTGGAGAATCTTCTTGGCGTCGTCGTTCCACGGAACAGTCAGTGCGCCGCCGTTGGTAGTGAATGGGAGACCGACAGTGGGGCCGGAATCCAGGTACAGCAGAACGGGAGAAGTGGACGTGTTGCCAGTGTCCTGGTACACGACGATGGCCTTGACGGTGTTGCCTGGTGGCAGCGGCCCGAAATCAAGATCATCAGCATCGAACACACCGCCCGTCACGGACTTGTTTGCGAGGGTCTGGTCGGTACCGATGCGGGTTCCGAGGCTCGACACGAACTCGTGGGTCGCGCCGTAGGCGTAGGTACTGGACACCAACGCGGCCTTGATGGTGTTCGTCTGGAGGTTGATGGCGCCAGACAGAATCTTCTCTGCGCCCTTCGGGTATACGGTGTTGGTCATGCTGTGGTGACTCCTTGGTGGCCGCCAGTCTCAACGCCTGGAGCAGTTCAGCCAAACCCTACAGGGGGGAAGGCCCGTGTACGATGACGCCATTCACATTTGGAGACATCTATGCGCTGGATGCCATTTGCCGCCCTGATCGCTTTTGCCTTTTTCGCGATGCAAGCATCTGCTCAAGTGCACAGATGCAAAGATGCCTCTGGCAAGCTGACCTATTCGGATCAGCCCTGTGCGTCAGGCCAAAACGGCGAAATCATTGAGCGCCAGAAGTCGCGTGAGCAAATTTTGGAAGAACGCCTGCAAGCAGCCGAAGCCAACGAGCGCAAGTACCGCTCCCAGGCAGCGCAACAAGAAGTGCAAATGTTCGAGCAGCAACAGCGCTTGTCGGTAATGCCTCCGAGCAGGCAGCCTGCGGCACAAGACAAGGCAGCATCTCGCCAGTGCAAAGAGGCGCAAAAGGAATTGGAATTCGTCAGCAGCATCCGTACCCTCTCACAAAACGAAAAACGAATGCGCACCAATGCAGCCATTACTTCTGTCAACGCAGCATGCGGCTCCAACACGCAGCTGATGCAGGAGCCTCCAAAGGTAGTCGTGCAACCAAGAAGCAGCGGACACCCTCAAATGGTCACCGACCAACACGGTCGATCCTGCTCGGTATTTGGTAGCACGGCCACCTGCAATTGACCCAATGTGTGGTAATTCTCGGGGTTCGACCCAAGGTCTGAGCAGAAAGAATGACGCCCCCCTGTAGGGTTTGGCATTCAGCAACGCATGAGAACAATGGGACTCCATCGCAGCCACCCGGCGGCGCACTGGAGCAACCCCATGAACGCATCACCCAACAAGGGCGGACGCCCCCGCAAGGTCATCAAGCCCTTCCAGCCGCTGGAGCAAGTCACCAGCCCCACGGTGGATACCGACGCCGCCGCCTACTACCTCAACCGCCGCCCACAAACACTGCGCGGCTGAAGCCAGCAGGGCACCGGGCCGCTCAAGCCAAAAGCCGTCATCAGTGGCCGCCTGGCCTGGCCCGTGGCCGACATTCGCCGCCTGCTGGGCATCAAGGTGAAGGGCTGAGCCATGACCGATCAAAAGAAACCCATGCCCATCGTGTCGCTGTTCGATGGCGAACCCTTGGCGTCATCAGAAGCCTTGGCCGTCGGCGTGAATCACTCGCATGAAAGTGTCATCAAGCTGGTGCGAAAACATCAAGCCAGCTTGGAGCGATTTGGAAGGGTCAGATTTCAAATCCAATCCTTTCCCACCAATGGTGGCCCCCAGGCGCGCGAGGTTGCATTGCTCAACGAGCCGCAATCCACGCTGCTTATCACCATGATGCGCAACACCGCCATCGTGATCGAATGCAAGGTGCGCTTGGTCGAAGAGTTCTACCGCATGCGCGACGCTCTGAGCCAGCGCGCTCAAGGCCTGTGGCAGCAGATGCAGGCATTGATAGCCCAGGAGGTGGAGTCCAAGATCAAGGCGTCATTTGGCTCACGCCTGATGCTCGACCGGAAGCAGGAGATTCCGTTCTTCAAATCTGAGCACCAGCGATTGGAGGCGGAAATTCAGCCAGCGCTGCCGCTGTTCCACTGAGCGGCTGATTAATCCACCAAGGTCAGCTTTCCCACCCGCTGCGCCACGGCATGGCGGCGCTGCTCCAGCTCGGTCAGGCGCTCGCGCTTGACGTCGCCCGGCAGCAGCCGACTGGCCTCGATCCGCTTGGCCTGCGCGTTGATCTCGGACAGCTGCCTGGCAGCGTTGGCATAGGCCATGCGGTTGCGCAGCTTGGCGCCGTCGCGCTCCTGGATCTGCGCCGCCTTGTCCATATCGCCCGTCTTGATCGCTTCGCGGTAGGACGCGTAGGCCTGCTCCGCGCTGCGCGCCTGCTCGTACATCTGCGTGACGTAGCGGCTGCTGCCAGTGGGCAGGTTCTCGACAAAATTGCCTGCCAAGAACACATCCTTGAGCCGCATGCCCGGACGCTCGCCACGGTCTGCCAGTGGGCGCAGGGCGTAGTCGCTCACCGTCAAGGCCGACGTGCCCACCCACGAGAAGTACCCCCGAATCAGGTGTTCCACCTGCTTGGGAGACAGGGCCGCATACTCGCCCTTCACCAGCTGTGCCGGGTCAGGCAGCCCCAGAGCCCCCAAGAACTTGGCCACCTCGGACGTGCGCTCGCTGTAGCGGTCTTGCGGGCGCAGGCGCTGGTCGGCCTGGCTCTCGATGGCCCGGCCAGTAAAGCTGTCCTTGTTGGCGTACAAGTCCAGCAGCGGCTTGAAGGCCTGCGGCACCGGGTTGAATGAGAACGTGCCGGAAAGCATGTGGCTCACGCGCTCCATGTAACGCTTGCCCGTCATCTCGTCGTCCAACATCAGCTCGGCAGTGCGCTCTGCCAGCGTACCAATGGCGCCCACCTCAAACGGCTTGGGAATGCGCAAGGCCGTGCCGCCCACCTTGAACCACCAGTAGGCGTCCCGATCCCAATCCTCGCGCCGCTTCCAATCCTCGTCATCACCGTAGAGGGCCATCAGCGCCAGGCTGGCCAACGCTACCGCACCCGTCACAGCGCCAAACCGGCGCGGGTTCTCCATCGCTGCGCGGCCCAGTTTGTCCAGGCCCACCAGGCGTGCGTTCAAAAACGGCACCGTCTGGGTCAGGAACCGCACCACCGGCGCGCCGCCACTCATGCTGAAGTCCATCAGGTCGCGCGCCATGAAGGATGCCTCGGCGTGCGTCTTTCCCTTCTTGATGAGCGCATCGTACAAAGCGGCCCGGTTGACGTTCTCGGCGCGATCGCCAAACTCGTTGTAAACGTCGTACAGCTCCTTGAGCTGGCCCATGAATTTCTGCGTGCCGCTCTTGTCCAGCACCACGCCGCCCAGCTTGGCCACCTGCGCGCGCAGTCGGTCGGTGTTCTCTTGCGTTCCAAACTTGATTGTCCCTCCCGACGCCAGCATGGATGCGTACACCTGGCTGTCGCTGGCCGTCAGCTTCCAGCCGCGCGCCACGTTGCCTGCCGGGCTATAGCCCAGCTCCGATTGCGCAATCGCCGACACCGAATCCCGAACCAGGTTGCGAATCTTGAACGTCGGGTTCACCGTCACGCCCCAGGTCAACAGCTGCTTGAGGCCAGACAGCGGCTTCATGAGCGGGCTGGGCACATAGTGCAGCGCACTGATGGCCTCCAGCAAATACGGGTCTTCCACCAGCCAATGTTGGGCCATGCCGCCGCGCATCACCTTCACAGCGCCCTTGGTGTCGGCGGGCACTGGGTAAGCAATGGCCAGCTTCTCGGCGGCATCCATCGTGGCCAGTGCCGCCCGATTCTTGGCAGACGCTTGCAGCAGATGGCTCCAGTTGAGCAGCATGTTCTGCAACAGGTCAGCGTTGAGCTGCTGCGTGCCGCCCTTGAGCTTTTGCCACGCCTTCTGATTGATCAGGCCCGAACTGAACTTCGGCCCCTTCATGTCGCCCTCTTCCATCATCCGGTAGAACGGCACATAGGGCTGGTCTTTCATCAGGTCATAGGCGCCCTGGTCAATCAGGCCCGAGTCCATCGCCAGCTTGAGCATGGCATCGTTGTAGGCGTTGAGCTCCTGCAAAGCCTTGGCATAGACCAGCACCCGCGCCGCGCCGTCTGCCATCTTGCCCGCGTTCAGCGTCTTGAGTGCACTGATGTCGTCATCCGTCATCAGGTTCTCTTTGCCCTCTGCCTTCAGGCGCTCGGCGCGCTGGGCAGCAATCCACATCATCCAGCGGTCTTGCTCGCCCTTGAGGCTGGCCAACACCTTGGCAAAGCCGCCATCCTTGATGTCCACATCGGGCGCACCGTCGCGCATGAAGGGCTTGCCGTACAGCAGCATCGCCTCCAGCGTACCGTCCGTGCCCTGGGACATACGCGCCTGCATGTAGGCATTCTGGTCAAGCTGCTTGATGGCGGCAAACTGATCCACCAGCCCCTGGCGCAGCTTGAGCCCAAGGTTTGCCTTCATGGCAGCCATGCGCTCCTTGAGCGTGGGCACCTTCTGCACGCCAGCCACCCTCTTGTAGGCCGCCTCCTGCTCTGGCGTCATGGCGCCCATGGAGCTTTCGATGGCCGTGGGCGCGGCGCGGCTGAACTGAATGTTGTCAGCAGATGGGATGGCTGCTAGACTGCCAACGCCCCCCGCACCCGCTGGGCCGCCTCTCTCTGTAGAGTCCTGGCGCGTAGGCCGATCCAGCGATGGAACTGTGCCACCGGAGGCCATTGAGCCAGCTCCCAGTCCATCTCGGGGAAGTGTAGATTTGGACTGCGTAGATGGGCGTGCGTCAATATCCGGCCGCCCTTGCATCTGGTTCAACTCAAATGCCGTCACCACCCAGGCATTGCTGCCTGGGCGTTTGACCAGGCCAACGCGGTAGCCATCACGCTCCAGTTTTAACGCTACGGTGTTGGCATATGCGCTGCGCTCAAGTTCCCGGCCAGAAGCGATCGTGTTCACCATCTGCGACAGCGCATCAATGGCCTCCTGCTCGCTCATGCCGTCCTTGCGCTGACGGGCCTCAAGGATATGACTCAATCCCATGGCCCCCTTGGTCTTGCCGCTCGGCTTGATCCTGCCCTCGTCGCCCCACACAAAATCCACCCAGCCCAGCCCATTGCGGAACATGGCGCGGTTCACCGATGTGCGTTCTGTCAACGCCTTGGCCAGCGCCTGACGGCCACGGGCCACATTGGCCTCGACAGATTTCATCGCACTGCGGCTGAACGAAGGCCCCTCAACGTCTAGCACGCTCGCCCCCAGCGCATCGAGGCTTGTCCCTGTGGCCAGGTTCTCCCGCTGCGCAATGCCAAACGCCAGATTCACCAAGTCCTGGCTCTTGAACAGCTCAGGCTTGCGCGTGATCTTGTCCCACACCTGGCGCAGTGCAGCGCGCACCTGGCCCAGCCAGCGCTCCACCGTGCCCTGCGGCGCCACGGCGTTCGGCCTCACGCCCATCTCCAGCGCTACCTGCACAGCGTAGGGGAACAGCTCTTGGGTGGAAAGCTCAGGGCCCGACGCCCGAACGCGGCGCACAGCCTCGTCGTACACGATGCGCTCCATGCTGCCCACCTTGGCCTTGGCCCAGCCGCCCAGGGCGCCGTGCAGCCGGTTCCAGCCCTCCTCGCCCAGCACCGCCGGGCCGTGCTTGTGCATCAGCTCGTGCGCCACCACGCCCAGCTCATCGCCCTGGCGGATGTTGTCGGCAATCAAGAACACGGTCTTGCTCTTGGGGTCGTAGAAGCCCTGGGCACGGCCAGCGTCTCCCGACGCCTCCATGCCGGTGGGCCCAATCAGCGGCTCCCAGTCCTGCTTGATCTCAGCCGATGTGGCCACCACGATGCGCCCCAGCCGGTTAGGCAGCAGCCCCAGGCCGTTGACCAGCTCGCGCACCGCAGCGCGCACCGATTCCTTGGTGGCCTGCTTGGGCGGACTGCCCAGCGCCAGGATGGCGCGCGCGAGGTCGGGGGACATGGGCGCATCAGCACGGGCATAGTTGGCAGAATCGTCCTTCAGCGCTACACTGGCGCTGCCGCTTTGGCCCCAGGGAGAAGGGGAACTGCTTTTATCGGCAGTTGGCGCGCTGGTCCCGGCGCGCTCCCAGAGCGGTTCATTTAGAGAATTCTCTCCCTGAGCGATGGGGGCATCCTGACCGGACACAGCATCAGGACTGCCAGCATACAGGGGTTGCCGTCCGGTGGCAGCCGAGCGGGGTTCGCTCCCGCTCCAGAGAATTTTTGCCCCCTTGCTCTCTTGCTTCTCCAAATAATTACGGCTGACCGGAAATGCCGTGTTCACCCGGTAGAAATCGCCTTCTTGTGCGGCTTCCAATTGGACGAACATGACATCGCGTCGCCCGGTAGAAACTGCTACCAGCAATTGCCCACCCTTGGATGCCTGTAACACCTCGTTGAAGCCATTGGCAATGTGGGCCACAAAATCCTGAACTGACGCAAACCCCGCATTGCGAATTTGGTTACCGTGGTTGGCCTCAATGTGCGCCAGTCCCCACCCCGTTCCATCGGCATTCTGCACACCCTGCTGCAACCGGATTACTCCCGCCTGGCGCCGCATGGCCTTGCCCATCTCGGGCGTGATCTCGCCGTAGTCCAGGCCGCCATCGGGGGCAGGCACGAAGTCCTGCGACCCTGGGACTGCACGGCTGAACATCGCCCCCGCCCCCTGCGCATCCGCTCCTGAATCAGTAGCTGCCTGCGCAGGCGTGGCGCGCGCTGCACCCTCAGCCATGCGCGCACTGGGGAACTCGGCAACCTGGGCCAGCACATCCCGAATCGGGGCTTTCAAACGGATGACCTTCACCGGCTCGCCCGCAGCGCGCTTGGCCAGCCATTGGTGGTGCCCATCGACAACATGGCCATCTGAGGACACCAGAATCGAGCCCTCCGAGCCCTGAAACTCGCGCGCTTTCTTGACCTTGCCCGGCGCAAACTCAGCTTGCGTGGGCTTCAAATCGTTGGCAGGAACCTCGCCCGCAGCACTGTCGATGCCGCGTGCCTTCAGGAAGTTGACCAGGGCGCCTCGGTGTTCGGCCTTGATCTGCGGCATCTGTGCGCGGGCAATGCCCAGCGTCCCGGTCTCCGGCGCAAAGGCGCTCCACTCCTGGTCAATTGGGCCGGAAGACAGGTCTGCGCCGTCTTGCGCCGCGCCAGTTTGCTGTGCATCTACAGCGTCAATCTCGGCCACGATCTGGGCCAACCGTTTGCCCTTGGGCTCCAACCCCAGCGCGCGCGCCACGCGCCCCGCCTGGATGGCGTTTTTGCGCCAGGTCGGGTGGCGCTCTGCGGCGGCGGGTGCGGCCTGGGCGGGCGGTACCAGCGCAGCCTGCTCGGGCGCAGGCTGCGGCGCCGGGGCAGCGGGTGCAATGCCCTGCCCGGTCGGGTTGGCCTCGCTGCCCAGGCGCGCAAAAATCTCTGGGCGGCTCAGCGTGGGCCGCGGGCCCAGCAAGCTGCCCTGGTGCGTGTTCTCGTCGGCAATGCGCGCCTGCTCCAGGGCCAGCTGGCCCCAGCGGCGCAGGCCCTCGGCCATCTTCTTGGGCGTGCGGATGTGCTGCGCCAGGTACGCGGCCACCGGGTAGGCCTCGGGGCTCATGTCCAGATCCTGGTTTTGCAGCACGTCCGACAGCTTGAGGCCCTGGCGCGCAGCGTTCACCGCCATCTTGGCCGCGTCCGCCACGGCGCCGCGCACGTCAAACTCGCCCGCGCCCTTGAGGTTGGCCAGCACGCCCGAGGCATCCGCCGCCGCCGCCATCACCGCGCGCGCATCCGGGTCGGTGGCCTGGGCATACAGCTGCACCAGCTCGTCCGATTCGTAGGCCTGTTTGAACGTCGCCGCCATCAGCCGGTCCACCGCCTGGCGCGTGGGTGTGCCGTCCGGGTTGAGCATGTCGCCGCGCTCGGCCACCGGCATGGCGCTCACGAACCCCTTGATGGCGTCGGGCGTGGGGTTGCCGCCCTCGTCAAAGGCCAGCGTGCCCACGTCCAGGCGCCGGGCATCGTTGCCCGCCTGCTCCAGCGGCGAGAGCTTTTGCGTGGCCGTGATGTTGGTGCGGTCGCCCATGTCGCGCGTCACGTCCGCGCCCTGCATCACGCGCACCAGCACCGGGCGCTGCATGGTGGCCAGGGCCTGCGCGTCCACGCCCAGGGCAGCGGCGTCGCCCGCCAGCTCCTGGCGGTAGCGCTGGGCCGTGCCCATCTGGTAGGCCGCCTGCAAGCCTGCCGTGCGGCCATTGCCCGCCACCGAGCGCAGCTTGCCCGGCGCGCCCGTGGCGTACTCGGCCACCGTGGTGCCGTCGGCGTTGTTCGAGGCGATCAGGTCGAGCGCGTCCACCACCGCGTACTGCGTGCCCATGCGCTGGCCATGGCCGTCCACCACCGTCTCCGGGCGGCCCAGCAACGCCGTGGGGGGCAACTCGCCAAACACCACCGGCGCGCCCGAGGTCATGTCGCGGGACGGCCCCACGCGCAGGTAGTCCGGGTTGGCGGCAATCTCCTGCATCTGGGCAATGCTGGCCGCGCTGGTGCGGTCGCGGTTTTGCAGCACCACGGGGTCGGGCTCGGGGGCAAGCGCCGGGGCCGGGCCTGCGGGTGGCATGTAGGCGCCAGAGTCCACCGCCTGGACAGCGATTCTGGACAGCGGCCCGGCAGCGGGGTCGAGGCCCATGGCCTCGGAGGGGCGCTGCACGGGCTGGGGGGCGTAGCGGTGCGTGAACTCTGCCTCGCTGCCAAGCGCCACAGAGCCATCAGGAAAAACAGCAGGCGTGCCCGCCAGGGGAGAGTAGCCCAGCTGGCGTTTGGCCGGTGGATCACCTATCGCCAAAGAGCCGGTATCGAATTGCCTCGGCTCCATCTCCAGCCCCTGCGAGCCGCCTGGCGCTGCGCCGCGTTCCGTGTCCCACTGTGGAGTGGCATCAACGGGCTCATAGTCCAGGGTGGCCGCACGGGCGCGCTCCACCTCCGCAGGGTCTTCCAAGCTCAGGCTGGACGTGTCCACCTCGCGTGTGAAGTCCATTCCACCTTCGCGCGGCGCTGACGCCCCCGGCGAAGTCGTGAAGTTTGCCTCTGCCACCCCCGGCGCATGGGCGGCTGATGCCGTGCCGGTGGCACCCATGGTGCTCGGGCCTGCGGCCCCAGGCTCGGTGTCCCACTGCGGAACCGTGGCATCTGCTTTGGCCTGCGCGTCTGCCGCTGCTGCCTCGGCGTTCTGCCGGGCTTTGGCGTGGGAACTCCCACCGCGCAGATTCGCCCCGGCCCCCATCACGCCCCCGGCCAGCGCGCCTTCCGTACCCGCGCGCGCCACGCCCTCCATGAGCGGCTTGCCATCGGCAAAGTTGCTCCACATCTGCTCCTGCACAGACTGGGGCAGCTCTTGCAGTACCGCTTCAGACACCATGCCGCCCAGCACGCGCTGCTTGAGCGACAGCGGCACATCGGCACCGGCGCCCGTGCCGACCTTTGCCATGGCCGTCTCTGCCGTCTCCAGCCCCATCTTGTTGGCCAAGCGACCAGCACCCACGCCAATGACGGCGGTGCCCACGCCAGCGCCCAGCGCCGCCAAGGCGTTCTTCTGTTGGTCTTCCCCCTGGTAGCCGTCCATCTGCTGGCCAGCCGTCACGGCGCCCTCGCCCACGCCCGCGGCCACAGGCGCGGCCCACTTCTCGCCCACCGTGCGCGCCACCAGACCAGGCGTTGCAGCTCTTGCCGCCGTGCCCGCAGCAGCATCGGCTGCCACGCCAGCCACGCGCCCTGCGCCCAGCAGTGCTTTGGAGGCCACGCCGCCCGCCACCATCGAGGGCAGCGACTCGGCCACCTGGTTGGCGGTGTAGGCCGGATTGCTCAGATAGGCGCCCGCAATGTCAGCCGCGCTCCCGTCCTTCCACGCAGCATCCACCGCCTTTTTGCTGTCTTCGTAGCCCTGGGAGAACTTCGTTTCGCCAGCCCACTTGCCCGGCTGAAAGCCCGTGGCCTCGCCCAGCGCATCGGCGGCCTTAGTGAATGGGCGTGCGCCAGTGGCCAGGGCAATGGGCAGGTCAGCCAGGCCAGTGACCATGCCGGGCAGCTTTTGCGCACCGACCTTGAGGGACTTGCCCAGGTCGGAGATGGCGCCGCCTTGGGCTACCGGAGCAGCATCCAGAAAGCTGTCGATTTGGCTCTTCGTCTGTTGCGCAGAAGAATTGCCGTCAAGGAAGTCGTCAATTTGGCTCATTCCCCCAGTGTTTCCACTGCGGGGCTGGGCGTCGAACCCTACAGGGGGGACGAAATCATGAGCTGCCTATGCGGCAGTGAACACAAGGCGGATGCCTTGGCAGTTCAACCGAACAACTCGCTGTGCGTGCCCAGTCGCTTGAAGATAACAATCTCCATGCCCTTGTCATCAGGATGCGGGTCAATGCGGTAGATCAGCAGGAAGTCACCGCCCAGGTGAATGTCACGGTCGCCCGCGTCCCACTCATCGTCCGCCGTCAGGCCGTGATCACTCCACCGCTGGGCAAGCACCTCTTGCGCTGTGTGCGCGATGAGCAGGCCGCCCACCTCGTTCACCAAGGTCATGTCATAGCGGCCCGCAGCCGCCATGCGCAAGTAGTCTTTCCTGAAAGTCCTGGTGTAGGCAATGGTGCGCAGCGTGCGCCCTTTCTTGCCGGCCATCAGGCTTCATCCTTGTCCATGGCTGCCAGCATAGCCTGCACGCTGGCATGACCAGGGCCACCGTTCTTGGCAATGTCGCGGGCTTCCTTGGTCGCCTGGCGATTCGTCTGCTTGCGCACATGCAGGGCCTGAGCCTGCTCAGCCGTCAGGCGAAGGTCAAAGGGAATGCCGTTGTGCAGCACCACGCCCTGCAAAAACATGCGCACCGCACCGTTCATGTCCAGCCCCAGTGTGGAGAGAATGTCGCTGGCACTATGAAACAACTTATCGTCAACCGTTGTACGAACAATGCTCATTTGATACTTTCAATGGTCAATTCTTGTTCTATTTTATCGGGCGTTGGAATGTCGTGCAAAGCGGGGCAAACTGGGCACCATCAAGGCTGCGGGCGATGGCCAAGGAGATCAACCTATGAGCAACATCAAGACCCGGCCATTCGACATGGCCAACTACCTCAACAGCGAAGAGGAAATCGCTGAATACCTCCGCCAAGTCCTGGAAGACAACGGCCCCGCCGAGCTGGCCGGGGCGCTGGGCGATATTGCCCGCGCGCGCGGCATGACACAGCTGGCCCGCGACACCGGTCTTTCTCGTGAAAGCCTTTACAAAAGCCTTTCTGGAGAGCGCGCGCCAAGTTCCGATACGCTTTTCAAGGTCATCCACGCCATGGGGTTCAAGCTCTCGTTGGAGCCCATGACAAACGCCTGACGCGCCGCCTTCTTGGCGGTCGATGAAAAATCAATAGCCCAGCTTTGCCAAGGCAGCCGCTTTCTGTTCGCGGGACATGTTGGCATTGTTCCGGATGGCCAAGGTTTCCGGCGTTTCCGTCAATGGCTTCCGCCCGCCGATAGGCACCTGCTCCACCGTCCCATCTTCCAGCGTGCGCACCAGCGCCTGGCCGCCTCGCACCACCTGCCCGGTATCGGTCGTGGTGTCAGGCAAGGCCACGGTCTGCATGCGGTCAGCCGCCGTCTTGCCGCTCAGGGCAACCAGGCTTCGCTGGGCCACCTTGCGCTGCTCTGGCGTGGCCTTCGGGTCAAGCAACACATTTCGCAGCTGCTCTGACTGCGCCGCTGCACGGTTGCTGAAGCCCTGCGTTTCTTGCTCCATGGCGAGTTTGTCGCGCGCCAAGCCCTGTGTCTGGCCAAAGCGGTTGTTCTGCCCCACCTCCTGCATCTGCGCCCGGGCCGTGGAGCCAGCCTGCTGCATACCCTCGCGCTGGATGGCTGCGTTCTCGCGCATTGCGGCTTGCTCCATGCCCGCCTGCGCACCACGCGCTGCAAAGTCCGCGTTCTCCAGGGCAGCGGCATAGGCCCGCTCAGGCGACACGCCCTTGTGCTTGTCCCAGCTACCGCCGTTGTTCATGATGGAGCTGGCCGACACCTGGGCATTGCGCAGCGCGTTCTGCGCTGACCAGCTGTTGCCACTGTGGGCCACGGTGGGGGCCTGGACTCCCCGTGGCACAGCGCCTGGTTCGGATGGCAGGCGCATCATGGCTTGCGCCGCAGAACGCGCGCCCAGTGCATCAGCAGCAGCCATGTTCTCAGTGCTGACCTGTCCACCGTTGCGCGGCGCCTGGCCATTGATGGTGATGTCGCCAGACACGTTGGTGCCAGAGTAGCTGTTGCCCTCGCGCTTGACGTCGCCGATGCTCTGCATCGCCATCGCAGCCTGCGATTGGGGCGGTGGCGCTGCCGGGTTCACGCTGTCCGGGTTGATCACGCCGCGCCCAGCGCCTGCGCCCACAGGCAGCGAGTTCATTTGCTCCCGGGCAGACTGGGCTGTGGTGCTGGCAGGCGCTGGAGTTTGCGGTGCGTACATGGACTGGAGCGCATTGGATGCCGAAGATTCAACAGCAGCGCGGTTTTTCGCAGTCATTGGCCCCTCCTGCGTGAAATAGGACGGCTGCATATCAACCGACTTTTGCTGGAGTTCGAGGTAATTTTTTCTCGCCGCCTGGCTGTCCGCTGGACTGGCTGATGTGCTCGGGGCTTGTTGCCAGCTCTGCAATTCTTGGGCTGCTGCCAGCTTTTGGTTGTGCGCCGCTACTGGATCTGGCTGCGCTGCGGCAGGCGTAGGCTTGGGCGCGGTGGGCTGATTGCCTGGCAGCGTGCTCATTTGCTCCCGGGCGCTGGTGCCCACAGAAGCACTGGGCGCTGTGGGTGTGGCAGGTGCTGCACCGGGCAGCGCGGCCATGCGCGCCGCAGCAGACTGTGGGGCGGCTGGCGCAGCCGTCTGCACCTGCGTCACACCGGGATTGCTCATGGCCGCCGCAGCGTCGCCAAATGAGTTCTTGCGCGGACCACGGCTGAGCGCGTCGTCGATTGCCATGAGGAGGTACCTTTCGAGATTCGTTCCCCGAAGTCTCCCCGCGCACAGCGCGACCGCAAAACCCTATGGGGGGGCTACCAGGAGCACGCCACCACGGGCGGGCGCCGGTCACGCTGCTTGCGCTGCACATTGGCGTCGGGCCGCTCACCGAAAGACGCTGTAAACAGGGCTCCATACTCGCCCGCCTTCATCTTGTCGAAGGTCTCGGCGTCCTGCTTGAGGTAGGCGCAGCGGTACACCCAGTACCGGACGCCACCGTGGTGGCCAAGCAATCTTGTCACCGACCCGGCCCCGTGCCGAGCTTTCGCTTTGGCGCTGGTAGCCTACCTGAGCAAACCTGAGTTTCGAGAGCCCCTAAAGACACCCGCCCGGCCCACCGCCGGGTTTTTGCTTTCGGCGCGCGGCTCAACTTCCGCCAGTGGCGGGAGTCCAGTGCCCGCAGGCTGTGGGCTTCGTCCTGGTGCCGGTGAAACCCCAGGTTGCAGCGCCGCACATGGGAGCACCCTTGTAGGGTTTTACTGCGGCGCTGTGCGCGGGGAGACTTCGGGGAACGAATCTCGAAAGGTACCTCCTCATGGCAATCGATGACGCGCTCAACCGTGGTCCGCGCAAGAACTCATTTGGCGACGCTGCGGCGGCCATGAGCAATCCCGGTGTGACGCAGGTGCAGACGGCTGCGCCAGCCGCTCCACAATCTGCTGCGGCACGCATGGCCGCGCTGCCCGGTGCAGCGCCTGCCACGCCCACAGCGCCCAGTGCTTCTGCGGGCGCCAGCGCCCGGAAACAGATGAACACGCTGCCAGGCGCCGCGCCTGCATCGCTGGAAAGTCGGGTCAACCAGATACCAACCGGCGGCCTGAGAGCGCCAGCGCCGGATGGCTCTCAGAATGACCTGCTGAACACAGACATTGGGCGCAACGCGCGGAACGCCATGATGGCCTTGCCTGGTGTCGGTAGCTTGGCGCGGGTGGCCAGCACTGGCGGCGCTATCAGTTCGGGAATCAATGCTGCATCGTCTGGTCTGAGTGCTGCCTCGCGCATGATGGCCTTGGGTGCTGGCGTTGCTGCTGCTGGGCCCGCACCTGCGGCGGCCAACACCACAGTGCCCGGCGCAACCACAGCCCAGTCTGCCCGGGAGCAAATGAACTCGCTGCCTGCGGGCGCAGGCGCTGGGCGCGGCGTGATCAACCCGGACAGCGTGAACCCGGCAGCGCCACCGCCTCAATCGCAGGCTGCGATGGCGATGCAGAGCATCGGCGACGTCAAGCGCGAGGGCAACAGCTACTCTGGCACCAACGTGTCTGGCGACATCACCATCAATGGCCAGGCGCCGCGCAACGGTGGACAGGTCAGCACTGAGAACATGGCTGCTGCTGATGCACTGGGCGCGCGTTCTGCGGCGCAAGCCATGATGCGCCTGCCATCCGAACCAGGCGCTGTGCCACGGGGAGTCCAGGTCCCCACCGTGGCCCACAGTGGCAACAGCTGGTCAGCGCAGAACGCGCTGCGCAATGCCCAGGTGTCGGCCAGCTCCATCATGAACAACGGCGGTAGCTGGGACAAGCACAAGGGCGTCTCGCCTGAGCGGGCCTATGCCGCTGCCATGGAGAACGCAGATTTTGCAGCGCGCGGTGCGCAGCCGGGCATGGATCAAGCCGCCATGCGCGAGAACGCGGCCATCCAGCGCGAGGGTATGCAGCAGGCTGGCTCCACGGCCCGGGCGCAGATGCAGGAGGTGGGGCAGAACAACCGCTTTGGCCAGACACAGGGCCTGGCGCGCGACAAGTTCGGCTTGGAGCAAGAAACGCAGGGGATCAAGAACCAAGGCGCATCACTCATCAGCGCGATGCAGACACAAATTGCGCAGGAGAAAGACCCGGCCAAGCGGCAGGCCATCGTGCAGCGGCTGCGGGAAATGCAGGGGCAGACACAGCCATCGGAATGGGGGGTGCAGGTCACGCCCACAACCAAAAACGTTGATGGCAGCACCAGCATGGGTAGCGTGATCCGCTTCAACAAGGCAACCGGGGCTGTGGAGCAGGTGCCTATGGGTGGGCGACGCTGAACCAGGCCATGCCCTGGCGCTCCACCGCCACGCCACAGTGCAACCCCGGGTTGCAGGGGGCACCACCAGAGCAGCGCCCGTGGTGGGGCGCTCCTTTCTGAGCTGCCTACTCGGCAGTGAACTCAACGCGCAGGAAATAGGGCAGCTTTTCTTTTTTCTGAGCTGCCTACTCGGCAGTGAACGACTTAATGGCTCAGTAGATGAATCTGCGGAATTTCTGAGCTGCCTACTCGGCAGTGAACAAAAATACCAGGCCGCACTGAGCCGGGCGGCATTTCTGAGCTGCCTACTCGGCAGTGAACCCCGAGCCGCCCAGCTTGCAAGAGGTGGTGGTTTTCTGAGCTGCCTACTCGGCAGTGAACTCCCTCCAGCCCCAACCCTGTGGCCTTCTCACTTTCTGAGCTGCCTACTCGGCAGTGAACGAAATCGTGAAGATGATTGCCGCAGCGCGCAATTTCTGAGCTGCCTACTCGGCAGTGAACACCCCGGGAATGCGCTTCATGCGACCGCGCAGTTTCTGAGCTGCCTACTCGGCAGTGAACGCGCCGCTCGAAACCGGGGGGTCTTTTTTCACTTTCTGAGCTGCCTACTCGGCAGTGAACGACCCGCAGCTTAGACGGCTCAATTCTCCACATTTCTGAGCTGCCTACTCGGCAGTGAACTAGAACCAGAAACGGGCAATTGATTGTCGCGCAACGAGAAAGCGCATGGTTGCGCGGCTTACCCTTTTTCTTTCCGCCAGAGCGACGAATTCGAAAAGGGTGCAAATTCTGCCGAAAACATCGCACCAAACCGCGCCACCAGCGTGACCACCCTGACGCCACGGGAAACGCTGGCGCTGTCCAAGCTGTTGGCCGGGGTGGTTCTGGCCTTTGGTGCGGGAAAGTAGGCGCACGGCTCAGTTTTGAGCCACGAGGCACACCCCACCACCAGCCCGGCCACTGCGCCGGGTTTTTGCTTTGTGACGGGGGTTCCAGAGCGGTACGAAAACGGCCCCTCGCCTGTTGGCAAAAGTTGACGTTTGCTGGCAAATGCAGGCATTCAGGATGCCTTGACACTGCACCACGCACTGCTGGAACTTCAGTTTCCACAGCCACTTCATAAAACTTCAGTTTCCAGCCGCAGATTTACAGGAAGGGGGTTTCCACGGGAACCTGTCAAAACCTTACCTTCGGGACGGTGCGCAAGGATGCGGTGCGCGGTCTGGTGCGCACGGAAAGCGGCGTGTGAACCTGTCAAAACTTTACATCTTGGGCGGTACGCAAAGAGGTGGTACGCAAGCTGGTACGCACGGAATCGGGGGCGCTGGCACAGGTTAGCGCTGGCAGGTTAGCGCCGTGGTTAGCGCGCAAACCAGGTGTTGGTAAACAGCGGGGTAAACAAGGAATCGGGCGTTTGCGGGGGCTGGACCGCGCTGGCTATGCGCCCAGTGTATGCAGCCTACCGGCTCAAAATTGAGCCGGTAATGCTCTGCGATCTCGGGGTGGCTGCGCCTGGCAGGCCGTGGCGGGGATCCCCGCTTTGCCCGTTGGGGGGCAAACCGGGATTGCCCGCTTTGGTAGCCCGCTCTGGTGGGCATCCAGTTTGGGCGAACACCGAGCAAGCCGCGCAGCACTTAGTAAAACTTAGCATTCAGCGCGCCGCGCAGCCCCGAGTTTTCCGAACAGTACGCGCGCGCGAGAGGTCTGCACGAAGCTGCCAATGGTTTCCAAGCCTGTTATCAAAAGTCATGGTTCAAGCGGGCATTGCTGCTCACTGCGCATTCACCGTGCTGCTGGCAAATGCTGGCACCACGGCTGAATTTTCATCCCTCGATGGCAAGGGGGTGGATTTCAAATCTGACCCCTTGGCGAGGTGGCCACCTGTTCTGGGCTGTCTCCAAACTGGCGACGGATGCGCTGGCCCGTGGAGCAGCGCCAGCACCGTCGAGATTCCGGTGCTTTTCCGAAATCCTCTTACATCCGCCGTTACATCCTGA